CTTATTCCACCCGTTTAATAGAGAGGGTTGGGACGCATTATATAAACAAGGTCAAGGGGCTATGCTATCCTGGTTTAATACAATATTTGAACAGTACTTATTAGGAGCTATTTGTAGAAGTAGAAAGGTTAAGCCCACATGTTTAATACCTAGAAGGAAAAGAGCTGATATCTTTTTTATATCAGATTTAGGATATTCTCACCTTATGGGGGGAACGGCAAAAAAGAATTCTGATATTTTACAAGGCATGGAAAAGAGACTTGCAACAGACCATATAGCTTTACTTAACAGAATAGAGGATTTAGTAAAAATATGAACTACTCAGAAAAAGCTAAAAAAAATATTAGAAAATCTATAATGGATGAATTAGATAAATCATTCGAAATTAATAAATTTGGTAAGGGTACTCCTTTTTGGATGAGTATTTTATTTATATTAAAACGTTTTAATAGAGGGAACTATTATGGGACCTTAGAAGTTAAGATTTTAGGGACCTCTTGTAATGATGTAAAAGAAAAGGAAAGAACTTTTAAATTAATGGAAGTATTTGAGGATCCAAAATAATCTCACTAATAAGTCCTTGACTCTCTAAAACCAATGTTTTTATATTAACTCAGAGAAATCTCGCAGATTACTGAAACTAAGGGAGATATTATATATGAATAAACAGGAGTTGACTGTGCCTGAATCAGATAATGATGTAAAACTAGGACAACACATCCCAGACGGTGTTGACATTAAAGAAAGTATATCTGTTAAAGTATATGAAGAGTCTGGTAAATCTGATGGTAAGAAAAGAATGGTTGTTAAATTGATACAGGCAGGAGAATCAAAAAATGGTTATTATTATAATAACGATGTTGCTGAATCAATAGCTGACCATGTTTTACAAAGACCTCAGATGTATATGGATCATTCTATGGTGGAAGCAGGAAGATCCTTTAAAGACTTAGCAGCTATTGCTACTGATAGTTATAAAAAGGGTGGCGCTGCTTATGCTGTAGTAGAGATGGTAGAAAATCCCCAAACTAATTGGATTTATAATTTAGCTAAACAATTCCCTGGAACAGTTGGTGCTTCTATTGATGCTCGTGCTAAGGTACGGGATATGCAAGAAGGAGATGATGGTTTCGAAGAGGGTAAAACTAAGTATATTGTGGAAGACATCGTATTCCTCAATAGTGTAGACTTTGTAACCTATCCCGCCGCTGGTGGTTATGTTACAGAGTTAATGGCTTCTCAGGCTACGCCGGAGAAGGTCAAGAGGTTCTCACACATCGTGGAGGACTTTAACAATAAAGTCGCAAACCTAATAAATGATAAACCGAAAAAGGAGAAAATCAGAATGAGTGAACAAAAAGCTCTAACAAAAGAATCTCTGGTCAAAGATTATCCTGCGTTAGTTCAAGAGTTACAAGAAGCTGCTATATCAGAAGCTAATCGGAATTCCGAAGATGCCGCTGTTATGGAAGGCCTTGAAAATGAACTGGCTGTAAAGGAAAGTCAAACAGCAGAGCTTCAAGCTGAAAATGACGATCTCCGCTCTAAGCTTGATGATTATGAGACTAGAGAAAAGATCGCGGCCCGCAAGGCCAAAATCGATCAGGCTATCACGGAAAGTGGCTTGGATAAAGAGTTCTGCTCTGATGTCTTTGTTGAGGATCTTATGAAACTTGAGGAAGACGAAGCTATCCAGGCAAGGATCGCTGATCGTAAAGCTTTGGTGGAAACAACTCATGGCGAAGTCACCGGTAATGGTGAAAGAGCCGACCAAGTTGAAACCAAAGAATCACAGGAAACTGAACAGGTATTTGATGAGACTCAGTTCATTAACTCAATAGCTTCCTACAAAGCTAAAGCATAAGGAGAATAAATCATGGCAAAATTAACTGCCTCCGCTATATTACAATATGGCGATCCGGTCTATGGAAGATTGACTCTTCCAAAAAAGACTGCAGCTGATACCTTGACTGTAGGCGATTTTCTATCTTGGAATACGTCTGGTGTTGAGAGAATGGATGCCGTTGGTGAAGATGCTACATTTATTGGCATCTGTGGTATGGATTCAGCTGATGCTGATGGACCTCAGGATATACTTGTTTATACACAATGTATTTGTGAGGTTGCATCTACGTCTGCCACTTACACCCCTGGTCAAAGCTTGTTGTGGACCGATGGTGAAGTAGCCACCGGCGCAGCAGCAAATACCGTTTGCTGGTCTTTGGAATATAAAACTACTGCAACCTCTTTAAAGGTGTTGGTCGATACAGTAGCGTTAGCGAAACTCTTTGCGATTCTCGCATAATAATTAGGAGATAATAAAATGGCTAATACAAATGGAATGATAAAACAGTTAATTGAATCAAAAGTTCAAGAAGCTGATGGAAATAATCGTTTAGGCTATGATAATGCTGCTGACTACATCGGGACATTGCTTGAAGCGGGTAAATTAAAAACAAGCCAGTTCTCATTGAGACAGCTTTACGAAGAGACAGTTGACTGTCCCATCGATGAAGAATCTTCAAGGGTGGCTGAAGCAGTTAACACTTCTGCTTTCCCAGTTATTGCTAAGAAAATTATTCACAGTGATATTATTGATGAATATAATCTGGCAGTAGGGGATGTTGCTAATCTCGTAAGAGAGTCTCAAGCAACTCGTACTGATGATGAGTTAGTTGCTGGTTTCAATGCTGTGGATAACACACCGTTGATGAGACGTCAGGGTATGGCTTATGAAGAAACTGCCTTTGGTGAGAAATCATGGAAAATTATAATGGCTGACTTTGGTCGGTTAATTTCCCTCACTAGAGAAGCTATTTATGAGGATCGTACAGGCGAAGTTCTTGGACGGGCTCGTGATATCGGTAGAGCTGGTGGTCATCATAAACAAAAGATGATTATTGAAACCATCGAAGGAAGTCCTCGTACGGCTTTCGAAGAAAGTGCATTTGGTGGGGCTGTATATAAAGGTAGCGCTATTAGTTCAGCGAACTTTTATAATGCTACTCACGTTTCACTTGATGGTCAAGCTAATGCTAACACGTTAGCTAACCCATTAATTGATGTATCAGATATTGATAATGTATATAATGCATTTGATGATATGGTTGACGAAGCGGGTAATCCTATAAGTATTGTACCTAATGCTATATTGGTACCTGGAGCTTTACGCTCTACTGCTTATAAGATCATGAATTCACAATGGTTAAATTCTGCTGGAACAGCTGGTACCGTTACACAGAATCTACCTACCTATAACCCGATTGCCGATATTACTGGTGGTCAGTTGAATGTTGTAAGCTCAGTCTTTTTAAGTAGTGCTTCAACTTGGTTCATTGGTGATTTCGCATCTCAACTTCTTGGTTTAAATGTATATGCTCCGGCGACTGCATCTCAGGGTGCTGACTCCGAATTGGCATTTACAAACCAAATCGTTGCTAGATTCCGTTTCTCTTATCATTATGGCTTAGGTCATACTGACTGGAGATACATAATCGAAAATACCTAAACCTTAATTGGTTGTATTATCTGGAAGGCTCCCGTTGGTTTGGGAGCCTTCCTTTACTTTTAATAAGGAGAATTATATAATGGCAAGAGAATTAAAATATACACCAAAATCTGAAATTGCTGCAAGAATGGCCTCTCGCGTAAAAAAATCTTCACCTTCTCAGCCCAAGCCAAAGGTAGAGAAGATGGCAGCTCCAGAAAAACCACAAGCAAAACCTCAAGCAAAGAAGGAAGATCCAAACTTAAAGACACACAACCTGAAAAAGTAAGTATAAGAAGCCACTCAAGATTTAAATATATCGTTGGCGGTTCTGCCCTATCTATTGCAGGGTGTGCCGCCTTCTTTTCTGTATTTGGATTATCTCAGTTATTTAAAGGGGCTTATCTCTCAGTAGTAGTTATGGCCTCTAGTTTAGAACTGGGCAAATTAGTTGCAGCCTCTTACTTATATAGATATTGGAAGAAGATTAACCTTCTTATGAGAGGATATCTTTTTATGGCTATTATTACTTTAATCTTAATAACTAGTGTTGGAATATTTGGTTATTTATCAAATGCTTATCAATCTGCTTCTTTACAGCTAGAACAAGAAACTGTTCAATTAGCTTTAGTAGATGAAGAAATAGAGAGATTAAAAGATGAGAGAGATTATCTTAAAGCAGAAATGAAAGAAACTATAGAAAGTTACCCTCAGAACTATGTTACAGCTAAGAGAAAAGCTAGAGAAGGTTATATGACTGAGATTAAAACTGTTAATTCCTCTATCTCTGAATTTTCTAATCAACTAGTTAATTTAAAGACAAATATACTGAAAACGGGGGTAGATGTGGGTCCTGCTGTATTTATCGCTAAACTCCTAGATACTAGTATGGATAATGTGGTAAAAATTCTTATATTTGTGCTAATCTTTGTGTTCGATCCTTTAGCAGTTATGTTGATGGTAGGGTACAATAAAATATTAATAGAGGAAAAAAATGGCTGATAAACTTGATGCAATAAGTACCTATATGGATATTGTTAATCTTATCCCTCAATTACAGGATAAGGATACTGGTAGTTTCCCCGTACTTAGTGAACAAGAAATTAGAGATATCATATTATTAAATGATGCTCAGTTGAGATCCGAGTTATCTGGTATGTATGGAACAGACCTAGCTTTAACTGCTAGTAGAATAGCTCAACCTATCCCTTCTTCTATTAATACCGGTATAGGAGTCCTAAACTTAACTGATGCTACCTTTGCTAACGAGATTACTATTATAAGTAGTGACAATGCTTGGTCTCAGGTATATAAGGTAGTCTTTACAAATGCTACTACTGTAGATATATATAGTGATTTAACAGGAGGCCAAGAAACAGGATCTATTGCTGTTGCACAAAATACCATTGATGGTGTATTATCTATACCGCCGGAGGTTTGGGCGGGATCTTTTGCTACAGATGATATTTTTTATATTAAAGTTTATAAGTATGAAGGCATGTTAGTTCATTTGAGTGCTTTGTTAGCCTCAAATTATATTTTAAATACAATTTATACGGAAGAAGTTCCGGATGCTTCTGCAACTGCTGCAAAGTATGACCAGATGTATCGAAGACTTAGGCGGTCATTAACCAAGGGTGAAATCTTTCTTGAAAAAGGTACCATAGCCCGTAATCTTGACCCTGTACAAGTTGATTATGAAATCGACGATAATGGTAGAGATATTACTAATTACCAAGACCTTGGGTGGGACTCAAAGAAAGTTAATTAGATCTCTTCTTAAACGGCGTTATTGAAAACGCTCAGACACAAAGGAATAATATGAGTGTAGACTCAAGCCATGCTTCTATTTCGTTAACGAAGATTTTGGATTCGTTAGCTTTAGGCATCAGGCACCAGATTAAGGATCACCTCGATTTACCTAGTCTCGCGACTGTGGCAATAGGTCCTGTCCGTAATCCGGCCGATTTTCCTTTTTGTTCTCTAGTGCCGGTTGAGACGAGAGTATTAAGCATTGATAATAAAGGAACACAATATGCTACCCGAGTCCTAATAGAAGCCCACGCTAATAAAAAGGATTCCCGGTCTGCTATGCGTCAATCTTTAGGAGTAATAGAAAATATTAAATCTTTATTTGAAGTCTATAACACCGGCTATCAAGTACCTGATAATTGGGATAGTAAATTTGGAGTAGCCGAGAAATTTATAGATTTAAATATGAAAGAGCCATACAGATGGCAAGGAGATTTCAGTAGTCAGGATGAAATAGATAAATGGGAAAAAGGCCCAGACCCAGTAGCCCAAACACATTACACCAGTCACATCCTTGTAGAACATGAGGGTAAATCTGCTCTTATACTTAATTGTGCAAATGGCGGAAATTATGAAGATTGTTGGATTATGCGCAAATTAGAATTTCCTCCGATTGAAGCAGGTAAACGTTATCAAGTTAGGTTTAGGTATGTAAGGTTTGGCGGATCAGGCGTCACCAAAGGGAAATTTCAGACTTTAAGGAA